AGGAATTTGTATTTGAATACCTACTAAATCACTCGGATTGATTTTGTATTGTTCATTTGCACTGGTTCTATAATATACTTTAAAACTACCTTTAGGAAGTGTACCAAAAACACCATCACTGAAAATTAAACTGATACGGTCGCTAATTCTACTCAGCACACCATAAATGTCTCTAACGCCTTTTTCAATACTGTTATATACAATGTTGTTACCTTCAACATTGCTTACTTTTGTCCAAAGATCCTGTTCAAAGCCGTTGCTGTCTAGTTTGTATAACCAAACATCAGTTTCGTTTACATTGTCAGTATCAATGTTTACAGTTGTATTTGGTACTGGATTATCAATAGCAAATACATTATTTTTTAGAGTACCTTGTCTAAAGTGTAAAAAGAATCCACTGTTTGCACTGCCTGCGCCTTGACCGCTGTCTCTATATAGAAATGCAAGTTTATTGCCAGGAAACGGTTCTTCTTCATAAATGAAATTATCTGCTGTGTCAATACCAGCACTGGTAATTTCAAATTTTCTACTTTTATTATCAACTGTTTTAGTAAAACTAAAAACAGGTATATCTGTATTGGTTCCATTGAATCTATATTGCTCTGTAACAATGCCATCAACAATAGATTTTTTTACAGGACGTCCAAAGCGTGAATTTGCAGGCAATGCTGAATTTAAGATTTTGATAAATTGTTCATACCAATCATTATTTGTAGCATCATTCCACAATACAGTTTGTCCACTGAGGTTATTGTTATTTGCATCAAATACATCTTCAGTTGTACTAACACTATCGATTTTTAACAAACCGTTAGCAGTTGTATTACGACTAGCATTATAACTGATTAAACGTGCAAGGCGGAGAATGCTTTCTCTACGCTCTGCTGTTTCAATGTAATTTTCTCTAGCATTTAAGTCTGTGCGGAAGGCTAGGTTTTGACCTAAAAATGCAATCAAATCAATCAGTGCAAGATATTCGCTGCTTTCAATATAATCATTGTAATCTTCTGGATAATTTTCTCTAATATAAGAGATCATTGTTCTACGTAAATTATCAAAGTCGTAACTTTGAAAATCAGCGTACTTGAAACTTTGATATATTGCTTTCCAATCTTCTGCTAATAGAAGTCGATTTTGCCTGTCTGTCGTTGACATATGCCATTCCTCACTTTATAGTATATTTACCTGAAGTAATTATATGCGCATTTAAAGAAGACCGTTGTTTTGGTCAAATTTTATACGCATTGTTTCGCTGATGCTATATGGAAGATATGTAATGCTGCAATCTACTTGCAGGCCGCTTTCGTATGTGTCAACTGTGACAGAATTTACGTTTATACGTGGATCATAATTTATAACTTCAGTAATATCTTTGATAATAAGTTCTTTTAAATCTTCAGTAAATGGTTCAAACAGTACGTCCCAAATCACAGTACCAAAAGTAGGATTTTCAAGTTTTTCGCCTTTACGTATATGAAAATGATTTATTACATCCTGTTTGATTATTTCTAAATCAAATAGATTAAATCCACGTGGATTGGCTACAGTGCTAATACCTCTGTATTGCTTGCTGATTACAGGGGCTTCTTCTCCTGGAGAAGATATTGTTACATTTTTATAAAGTGGTTTTTCATTTGTAGCCATAACGTATTTATACCAATAATTCGTCGTAAAGATTATTTACTTGCGGAGTAATAGTTACTAAAGTTCCATTTACAAATCTTTGAACTGGCTTAGTATTCACAATGTCTTGTGTTGTAAAGCCATACAAATCTTTTTTCTTTACTAATTTTGTGCCAAACTTTTTTGCTGTTTTTTTAGCAGCATTTGCAACATTTGCAAAAGTTTTATCACCTGTAGTTTTAAATGTTTTCTTGTGAAGATCATTTGCTGCACTAGCAATTGCATTTGCTTGTGTCACAGGATTTTCTTTAAACCTAATATTATTTGCAACTTGTCTGCCTACATCTTTTACAATCTTAGGTCTGTTCAATGCTTTTCCAATTAAATTTGCACCAACTTGTGCCGCAGCGCCATTTACTACATTACGCAATTCTGGCGGTAGTCCATTTATTGCGCCATTTAAATTTTTTGTAAAATTTCCAATACCTTTTGTAAAGCCTTCAAATGCTGGTCCTATGCCTGGTATGCCGCCAATAGCAGCGCCTAATCCGCTTGCAAGTTTTCCTGCTGCATCGCCTAATGCATTGCCTAATCCGCCTAATGCTTTTCCTATTGCACCATCTATTGCACCTAATGCACTGCCAAGAGCACCAGTTAAACCTGTAGAACTTAGTAAGTTTTGCATTGTGCTAGGCAAACTTCCTAATAGATTGTTCAAACCTTGTCCAATAATACTGCTCAATCCGCCTTGTAAACCTTGTAGGAAACTATCTTTAATAGTTAAAACTTCTCCTTGAGTAGCATCTACAATTTGTGTTCTTACTGTGCTAGGATTATCAGCAGATGTAGTGCCTGCATAAGTTGTTGTTGCTGTGCCTCTTTGTCCAGGTTGTTCTCCAAATGCCTGTGTAAAACCAGCAGCTAATTGATCTGGGTTTATCCAACCATCTGGCGTGAATGCTGCTGGGTTTGCAATGCCTTGCAATGCTGCTGCTGCTTGTGCAAACTGCGGTGGAATTTGATTTTGCAGTTGAGATAATCCTGCACTTATTACACCCTGTGCTGCTCCTCTTATTGCTCCTTGCAACCCACCTTGTAAACCACCTTGTATTGCACCTACAGTAGCTATAGTAGGTATAGGACTTTTTCTGGCTAGTTGATTTACAGCATCTCCTAAAACTCTATTGCTTTCTCTTAGTGCTGCGTTTCTAAGTTCGCCCCCAATTGCTTGAAACATTTTAGTCTCCTTTTAATTCGTTCATAGGTGTCCTATCTGTGTGTACAGGACGTTCTTCCATGTGTATGTCTTGGCTTTCTGTGTCAACTGCTTCTGTTTTATCTGGTGCTGTTTCCAATGGATTCCAATTTTCATGCCCTTGCCAAGGTTCATGTTGTGGAACACGTTGTGGAAATTTGGATTTAGCTGCTGTAGCTGCACTTACACCTTCGTTTAATCTCACATTCGGTCCACCATCAATAAACACTGTGCCACCAGCAGTTATTTTTGTATCTGCTCCACTTTTGGTGTTGATTTCAGCACCTGCTGTAATATTGCCATTTGCCCCAACTAAAATTTCTAAATTTGCTGCTGCACTTTGAAATATATTTTCATTTACAATCATATTGATGTTTCTGCCAGCTTCAAAGTTTATATCTCTATCAGCAACAAAATTAAAATCTGTTTCTGTATGAAAACTGATACTGTCTTTAGCATAAACGTCTAATTTACCATTACTAGACATTTCAATCCAAGCAGTACCTCTGCTGTTGTTGATGTAAATTAAATCTTCACTGGTGTTTATCATAATTTGTGCACCAGTACGTGTTCTAAAACGTATCATTTCATTAGCAGGTCTTGTAACATCCCCGCCTGATTCGCTTGCTTCTTTGTTTACGTATTCATAAGGAGTATCTTCTGGTGATCCTTTTCGTAAAAACTTATCATCGCCGTCGTCAATTACAAAACTACTACTTCCTAATCTATTTACATGGACAGTTGCTTGACTTTCTTTTACACCTATTTTACCTTGCGGTGATCCGCCACGTTTATCTAACGGGCCCGGTGTACTGAATCCATAGACTGCACTTGGAAATTCTCTTTGCGCACTTGTAGTTGTAATACCTCTAATATCATCTTCAACTAAACCTTGTTCTTTAAGTGCTTCAACAAAATCTTCATTTACAGGTCTTTTATATTTTACAACATTGTTTGTACTGGGTTTGGTGATTTTTTTGTTGTATTCCCCAACTGGTAATTTTTTTCCTTTTAAATCACTAGGAGGATTTGTAACTTGTTCGGTAACAGGTTGTCCACCTGGTAACATAAATGTCATGCCTTTTTCAGGAATACATGCAAACCAATAGCCAAACTCTCTGCTACCTTCAACAAAGGTTACCAAAACTAAAGTGCCAGGATCTGGAGGTACCATCCAAAAACCATAACTCTTTTGTGTGTTACTATAGCTATCGTTTTTGCCTAAATGCTGTGCACCAGTTACGCCATAGAAAGGACTTGCATAATATACTATTGCAGTTTGCCCTAATGTTTCTCCGGCATTTCCTGCTTCTGTAGTTTTGAGCAATTCTACTTCTAAACCGCCAAGGTAATAAGGATCTGCGTGTTTAACAACACGAGCAATAAACGGGCCAGCATTTTTTGTAGGTTCAACTACACCTGCTGTGCGTTTTTGTTCTGAAGTTTCTATGCCTGCTGTTTTCTTTTCCATGTTTTAACCTTTAAACGGAGTTGCCATATTTTGCGAATCTGTGCTGTCTTTTACTTTTACTGGATTATCTCCGGTTGTATTTGTGTCTTCCGGCTGTCCTCTTCTTCGTAAAAGTTTTAAAACTTGTGTAAATTGGTTACCTTTTATCTCATTTGTGATTTTGGTTACTCTATAAAGTCCACTAAACTGCTGAACTGGAATTGTATCTTCTGGAAATATCATGCCGCCAGTTTCTGGATTGTAATCAATAGGTGTTCTAAAATTTAAAATAATGTCAGATTCGCTACGCTGATAATCAATTTGTCCATTTGCAGTGCTATTTAAATCGCCTGGAGCATCTGTCCAGTTGCCCATACCACTGTCTACTATAAAATACGGATCTCCAAATATTTCTAAATCAACTTCTACTAAGTCCATGCTACCAGAACCTAAAATGTTATCATGAAATTGTCTTGCCCAACGTATTTTACTGTTATCTATACCTGCACCACCGCCTCCTTGAGTACTTGAGCTTTGATTGAAACTTTGAACTGTAGCACCTGTAGCACTGTTGGCACCCGAATTTTCAGTTTTCATTGTAAGTGTTTCAGGTTTTGATTGCACAGTGTTTTGTTGTAATCCACCTGTTTTAAAATCAGTGCTGCCTTGTCCATAATCAGATTGCAAAAACTGGAAAAACGCTGCATTAAATTGTATATCAAAGTTTACAATATCGGTGTTTTCTCCGCTGTATATATAATTGTATTCTTTTTTTGCACTGTTTCTCAAAGAATTATAATTTACACCAGGATCGCCAGGTCTTTGTAAATGACTACTATGCACCATGTATTCAACAACTTTATAATGGAATACTTTTGCATCCTCTCCGTAAACATTTTCTTGATCTGCATTTGCTTTTAAGTATGTTTCTGCATCAATTCTAAACCAAGGAACCATGCCGTTTTCATCAGGTGCTCGTTCTTTCAATTCTTTTGCCCAACCACTGGTTAAAACAACATCTTCAATTATTTTAATCATGCTTGTACCAGCAGGATATTCAAATACACGCTCATCGTTGCTAACAACGTTTTTACCTCTGGTCATCACTTTGTTTTTCTTATCATAAACTTGACCAGTTTGTGGCATGGGTGCTTTACCTTGTTCTTCATGCCCTTCGATTATTCTTGCTTTACCTAAATTATTTAAACTGCTAGGATCTTGCGCAATTTTAGCAAGAGTTTCGCCTATACTACTTTTAGTTAAAACTTGTCCTGTAATCATACTGAGAAAACTTTCAAAGTTTTGCGGTGCTTGTGCGCCTAAAAAGCCACTGATGCCTTCAAACAATCCTTGCACATTTCCGCTTTTGAAGTTTGTAAGCAATCCTCCAATAAGACCTCCGCCAAAACCACCGAGACCTCCGCCTAACACTCCACCTAATGCTCCGCCTAGTGCTCCACTTAGTGCATTTTGTCCAATATTTTTATTTCCTGCTAGTCCACCGCTGATGATTCCGCCAATAGCACCTGCGGCTACTCTGCCAAAAATACCACTTCCACGTTTGCTACTGGTGCTTTTTGTTGTTGCACCTGCATCACTAGTACTAGCGGTTTGTGCAGGATTAAATTTTGTTGCAATATCCGCAGGAAAAGTTACTATAAACTCATCTGCTTCTATTAGTTTTTCTTGCTGTCTTAGTTCCTCAAAGTGTCCGTTCATGATTGTACACAAACTTTGCTCGCCACTTTGTAAACATTTTTCAACACTGTTGCCTTTTAAACTAATATCAATTGGTACACCGGTTTTATCATCAAGATATGCTTGTTCATTCCAAGGCATTGCTTCAACATTGTACACTGTGCCGCCTGCTGTAACTTCAAATGTAATATTTGTAATTTTTACAGGAACATCTCTACGTAAATTTTGTCCGCTTTCTGTTACAATTATATCTCCATCGTCATCATAGCCAATAAATTCCATACTAAGCATGTATGGAGCACGTTGATAGTTTGTAAATCCGCTCATAGTTGCAGCTAATTGACAAGTTTGTAAAAACAAGCCCATGCTGTATGGTTCTGTTACAGTAAATTCAATATATGTTGCATTTGTACTGCGAGATTTTGTGTTTGGTACACATAATGCTTCGATTATAACATTATCTACATAATATTCTAACTTTCCGCCAATTGCTGTTTCGTATGCAGTGGTAACTTTGTTATTTGATGTTCCTCCGCTTTGAAAAATGACATTTGCTGGACCATTTGCACGATATGTTTCATTGGGCACAGCAATTTCTTCACGTGTTAAACAACTAAACGTGAATATAGTGTTAAAACTACTAAACTGATGTAAAGAGTTTGTTTCTATTGCCATTATAAGTTTAAACCTTTTTTAACAGCAGACGATTTAGGCAAATATATTTTAGTGCCTGGAATAAAATCAAATACTGGATCTTTCAATGTATCTATGTTTCTTTGAGCAAATACCCACCATAGTTTGGCAGTGCCATACAAGTCAAATGCTAACAAATCTGGTCTGTAGGTGTATTGAGGTTCAATTGTGTATAAAATATCATCATCTTCCTCAGGCACAGGACGAATTCT